TGATATGATCCCAATGCTCAATCAAGGGGCTGACGGGATAAAACAACTAACTGATGAAGCACACAAACTTGGTGTTGTGTTCTCCCAAGAGCTCGCAGATGCAGCAGGGGAGTTTAATGATAGCCTAGACAAACTTGGTGCAATGGGAACTGGGGTTGGTGCAATCCTTGCGCAACAAATGCTCCCTGTCCTTAACAATCTCGTTACTGGATTGACTGATATGATCTCCAAGGGAGATGGCGTACGTCAATTTGGTGAAGGCGTTGCAATTGTATTTAAATTCCTAATCAAAGCTGCTGCAGGAGTTGTATTCTCTATTCAAACAATTGGTAAGGTGATTGGCGCACTTGCTGCCGCTGCTGTTGCAATTTTTAGCGGGGAATTTAAACAAGTAGGAGCAATCTTTAATGCTCTGAAAGAAGATATTAAATCAAGTGCTGCTGCTACAAATGATTTTATTGGTCAGATGGATGCTGCACCAGTCAAGAAATTGGGCGATGAGACAAAAAATGTCAAGAAAGAAACACAAGACTACACTGGTGCAATAAAAGAAAACAAAGAAGAAATTAAGAAGAACCGTGCAGAAGTTAAAAAATTAACAGATGAAGAAAGACAGGAACGTAAGGCTCGTGAAGAACAACAAGCAATTTTAGTTGCACAAGGTAAAGCATATGCTGATCTATTGCTTGATATCCAACGTGAGATACAGGGAGTTAAGGAACTAACTTATGCGCAACAAATTGCATATGAGATGGAGAGTGGAAAGTATGCGTTCCTAAATCCGCTGCAAAAACAACACGTTACAGAACTTCTACGAGAGGTAGAGGCAAAACGTTTGATTGTTGCTGTTGATAAGGAACTGAAGACATCAAGTGAAAATATTGCAAAAGCGCAACGTGATGTTATTGCTTCTACAAATGCTGAATTGCAATCAAGTGCTCAGTACCTGGAAATTCTAAAAACACAAGGTCAGTCTGCTGCTGATGTCTGGATGTCTGTCCAACAAGCACTTGGCCCAATGAAATCACAGGTCACGTTGCTGGAAGAGTTAAAGATCAAAGCAGCAGAAGCAAATGACACGCAAGGAGTTGCACGTTATCAACAAGCAATTGATCAACTCAATGCCAAGATTAAAAATCTAAACGGTAACTTATCCACAACTGTGTCACAAACTGCTGAGATCACAATGCAAACTGAATTGTGGCAGGAGTACATTGGCAATGCACGGACTGAGATGACTAGGCTTGATAGTGCAACAATGATGCTACAGGATGCGTTTGCATCTGGAACAATTTCTGCAACTGAGTTCCAAAAAGCGATGGACCGTGTTGATAAGCAGAAGTTTGACCTACTAGATGTAGAGCTAACTGAACTACAAAAAATGACTGCAACTGTTGCACAAGGAATGGAAAGTGATATGTCGTCATTCTTCTTTGATGCAATGCAGGGGAATTTAACTGATTTGTCAAAATCATTTAAAAGAACAATGGATAGAATGGTTGCAGATATGCTCGCTTCACAACTAACAGATATGTTGTTTGGTGGAGTCAGTAAAGTATCTGGTCAACGTTCTGGTGGAGTGATGACTGATATCCTTGGAACATTGTTTGGTGGATTCCGTGCAAGTGGTGGTCCAGTTGCAGCAGGAGTTCCTTACATTGTTGGGGAGCGTCAAGCAGAAGTGTTCATTCCAAGTACAAGCGGAACAATTGCTCCATCTGTGTCATCCGCACTTGCTGGAGGAGGTGCTGGAACGAATGTATCATTCAATATTACTGCAATGGATTCACAGGACGTGATGCGGTCAATGGAAAAGATTAAGCGTCCACTTGCTGACTTAATTTCCGGAACAAAGAGAGCGTACAACAAATGAGTTTTCAATACAAAATCTTCCCTGAACTCCGGTTAAAGCACGGAGTAGAGAAAACAATCAATGACCCAGTTAGTATTACGAGCAATGGTAATCGCGAGATTAGACGCAAGGTCAATAAAACTGAACGGTATAGCTGGACTATCCCTGCAAGAAATTTGATGCAAGATGATATGCAAGCAATCATTGACTTCTCACGGTCTGTTGTATCAAGTCAGCATTCGTTCCTGTACAGAGATCCAACAATGCCTGAATTAGTTGATCACCCACTGACAAAAATCTATGCAAATGGAACACAGTACTTTGCATTGTACCACAGCGGATTGCATCCAGTGATTAATATGGAGGCAGGTGGACCGGTTTCAGAATTTGACTTATATAATCCAGCTGTTATCATTAAGCGCAATGGTGTTGTGTATGATAAAAACTCAATTGATTGGTTATGGAACAAAAAAATGTCCAATCTAGGTCGCCCAGACCTACCTATGACGTGCGTAGGATCAGCATATAATTGGGGGGTAGGAGACACAGTCACATTCACTGGACCAATCTTCCACACAGTTAGACTTGATTCAATGATTTCATACAGAGTTGCAGCATTTGAAAAAGCGTTTGCACCAATCTCTGGTTGCGATATCACACCAACAGTAAGTGAAATGGCGGACATTAAGTTGATTGAAGTATTTGAATATTCAGGAATAAACGAATGAGAACAATTCCAACTTTACTAAAGCAGGAGTTCATTGATGGATATAGAGCAACTATTATCAAGATTTCAGTTTCTAATGGAACGGTTTATGGGTACACTGACTGCGATGAAGACATCACTGTGGATGGAATCAAATATGTATCTACCCCTGGATTGAACAGATCTTCGCTGACATCCACATCAAATGATACAGTATCCAACCAAGAGATTAGCTCTGGTTGGGTAGATGCACCAGAGCAGGATTTAATCTCCGGCGTGTTTGATAATGCACTTGTTGAAGTGGCATTCTGTAGTTGGAGACAACCAACATACGGGAAAGTGATTATCCAGAGGGGAAACATTGGGATTATCCAATGGACTGCTGATGGGTTCCGTGCTGACATTCAGTCTCATATGCGTCAACTGACACGTAATCTCAACTTCATTACCACTCCAAATTGCAGACACCAGTTGTTCAGTCAATTTTCTACCGGAACGGTTGGTGCTTGCACACTGAATAAAGCGTCATACACATCTAACGGTACAGTATCTGGTATCACTACACAACGGATTAAGTTCTCTACTGGGCTTGCAAATCCAGATCAATATTTCCAAAATGGAGTATTGACTTGGAGTACAGGTGGGAATGCTGGATTGAAACACGAAGTTAAGTCCAATGTTGGTGGAGTATTTGAGTTATTCCTCCCTACATTCAAAGACATTACCGTCAATGATCAGTTTTCAATCACTGCTGGATGTGATAAATCTGCTGCGACTTGCAAATCAAAGTTCAATAACATCATTAACTTTGGTGGTTTCCCCCACATCCAAGTGGAGGTTCAGTACAGATGAGAGACTTGATCATACAAAGTGCAATGAAATGGATTGATACTCCATATCATCACCACGCACGTGTCCACGGAGTTGGAGTAGATTGCGCACAGTTGCTTGTTGCAGTTGCAATAGACGTAGGGCTAATGCGGGAGCAAGAGGCATTCCTTGTTCCAAACTACCCACCTGAATGGCACTTACACAACAAAGAAGAGCACTTATTGCATTATTTGGAGCTACTTCAGTGTGTAGAGACTGATACTCCTGTTGCTGGGGATATTATGTGTTTCCAATTTGGTAGAGGATCAAGTCACCTTGGAATTTTACTAAATGATACACAATTCATTCACGCGTGCCTCCGTTCTAAAAAAGTAGTTGTAAATACAATGAATGATGATTGGCGTAAGAGATGGGTTCACACATATCAGTTTCCGGAGGTCAAAGTAAATGGCTAATCTATTAATTTCCGGAATTGGCGCTGCGGCTGGTGGATTAATTGGTGGTCCAACTGGTGCTCAAATTGGATGGCTGCTTGGTAGCTATCTCAGTGCTGGTAATGCAAGTGATATTCAGCAGCAGACAATTGGTGACCTTAGGATGCAAACATCATCCTACGGAACAACTATTCCAATTGTATTTGGGACACAGCGTCTTGCTGGTAATATTATTTGGGCTGCTGACAAGGTCCCGTACACAATTGAATCTGGTGGAAAAGGCGGTGCTCCCGCTACTACCGGAACTGGATATACGGCAAGCATGGCAATTGCGTTATGCAAAGGTCCAATTTTAGGGGTAAGTAAGATTTGGGCAGATGGTCAATTGATTGTAGATTGTTCAACAGGGAGCTCGCCATTAATTGGTCAGTTGTACCTTGGTAGTAATAGTCAGCTCCCTGATCCTACAATGGAGAGCGCACTTGGTGCAGGGAACGTTCCAGCATACCGTGGTCTTGCTTACATTGTTCTCAATCAATATGATTTAGGGGTAGCAGGTAGAGTACCAATTTTCAGTTTTGAAGTAAATAAACAAGGTGGGATATAATATATGGCGTTAGCAACAAATTCAACTCCTGGAAGCATTGTTCTTGCTGGGGATTTAACTGGGACGGCTGGCGCTCCAGAATTGCGTGTCTCTGGTGTTGAACCAGGTGAGTACACAATGCCAACAATTGTTGTTGACGCTGCTGGCAGAGTGATATACGCTAAATCACGTGATTATCATATTCCGTTCATTGGGGATGCACAGGGAAATGAAGAGTATTGTTATCTTATTAACTCTGGTGTTACCTCCGGTGAATATTTCTCTGGGTCAATCACAATTCAAACGAATGGATTAATGTCAAGTGCTCAAAACTCTCCTGTGATTACAATTACTGGGGGGATGCAAGGGACAATCACTGATTACAGTGCAACTGCTACATTATCCCCAACTGGTATTACTGCTGGAAGTTATGTTACTCCTGAACTCTCTGTTGAAGCAAATGGGTTGATTCGTATAATAGATGCAGCCCCAGTAGATTATATTCTACAGGGTGATGCAACAGGTCAATTTAATGGTAATTCTTGTGCAGTGTCATTGCTGCAACGATATTCTACTCCCACAGTATATGAGGTTCCTCCAATACTCACAGTTAATGGTAAGGGAATTATCACTGCATACACATTTGAAGGATATACCTATACTGGGGATCTTGAAGGTGCGCAGTCAGGTAATCTTCATACCCTTACCTTAAAACTCACAGGAGTTACGCCAATACAAACAACTGGGGATTCAATTGTTATTAACGAAAAAGGACTAATTACAAGTATAGTTAGTGATTCAGTTAAACTTATCAAAGTAGGTAGTAATTTTAACGTTTCGCTTGCTGGCGCTCTCGCTATTAAGAACAGTTCTTCTACAGATTTTGGATTACTTAGAATTGATTCAGGTAGTACTGACTATCTAAGATTTTCTGGGGGGTATCTTGCAGCTGGTTATTATCTTCCAAAACTTAACCCAGGTGGCACAGGTATTAACATATTCTCCAAGTTTGTTTCTACCCCCGTAGAAGTACTTGTTAACGATAACTCTCCATATTGCTCTACATTTAGATATGAAAATGATACACAATATTTCAATATTTCAAATTGGGACTGGCAAAACGAATCACACAGGAATCATTTTGATGTTCTTTTACATAAAGAGGTAGATCCTGAAGAAGCGAATAATTGGATAGGTCTTGCTTCTAATGGAACATCATTAACTTGTACTATGGTATCAAATAATTTGATTGATAATACACCTATAAAGTTTGCTTTCATATCCTCAAATTATGGGGCAACTTGGGTCCCGTCCGCTCTTCCTGTTGTGGTGGAAGGTGCAACACTTAAATGGGATGGAGCACGGTTTATAGTTTCAAAATTAGGAGATCGCCAAACATTAGTGTCCTCTACTGATGGAGTATCCTGGTTAGTACACAACCTTGGGGTGACGTGTATTGCTGATATGTTGGTTGCTGATTCTACGTATACCTACTACATTGGGGTATTAGAATCAGGTAATCAAATAGCTATTATTGATTACAATTTTATTAATCCAACGTCAATCATCACTCTTCCTGTTACAGCGCAATGGACTAGGGCATACTGTTTTGGTAGTTATTTCTATTTAATTTCATCAACTGGTTATATTTTAAGATCATCAAATGGATCTACATGGGAAACTATGTCAACTACTACTCCTTTAGTGAGCCTAGCTTGGAGTGGAACTCAATTTTGTGGAGGGACGGCTGATGGAGTGCTTAAAAAGTCTGCTGATTTAATTACCTGGACTATAACTTATACTGCTCCTCAACCTAATCAATCCTGGGTGTCTATTATATGGACGACCATTGGAGGCAATCCAACTTTTATTGCTACATCGTGGTCTAATACGTATTATAGGTATGATGCCAAGTCAGATGTAACTGGGTCCACTTGGGAGGTGCGGGAGACTTATTCTGGAAGTGCGTTTATTGATTCTCCCCAGCGTCCTGTGATATTTAATGGAAACCAATTATGTTATCAGGCAGCTTCGTCTAGTAAGTTTTATTATTCATCAAACGGCTTGGATTGGACTGCTACTAATAATCCTACGTATACTCCTGGATTGATCCAACCCTACACAGTAACTCAGTCTTATAACTATTTTAAGTTTAGCAATGTCCAACAACCTCACCACTCAATGTTGTCTTGTGTAGTTATTGGTGTAAATTATTATTGCACATTTTATTAAAAGGATACTTCATGGCTCTCGCAACTCAAACAATCGCAGGGGATATCATTCTATCAGGTGATCTATCTGGCTCATATAACTCACCATCATTAAGCTACACTGGGGTATCACCAGGAACATATGCAAATGTCTTTATTACTGTTGATGGTAAGGGCAGATTATCATTTGCTGCAAACGGGTCGTTTAATCTTGGGGGGGATCTAACTGGAACAAATACCAATAATAATTTGGTGTCATCTGGGGTAACTGCTGGCACTTACACTAATCCTACTTTTACTGTTGATGCAAAGGGAAGGATTACAAGTGCTTCATCAAAATCGTTTATCCTTACTGGGGATGCCACTGGAACTTCCTCATCCAATACTCTTAATGTTACTCTTGCAAACTCAGGTGTAGCCTCAGGCTCATATAAGCATCCAACAATCACAGTAGACGCGAAGGGGCGGATTACAAGTGCGGCAAATGGCACATTGGCGTTAACTGGGGATATCACAGGGTCTAGCAGCAATGGAACTATCGCTACTACATTATCCAGTACTGGGGTAACTGCTGGGACATATAACCATCCTGCAATAACAATTGATACTAAGGGACGTATAACTGCTATTTCTAATGTCACTTATACCCTAGCAGGGGATGTTAGTGGATCCACTACTGGCTTTGCAATGACCACCTCACTTATTAATTCTGGAGTAACTGCTGGCACTTATACAAATCCAACATTTACTGTAGATGCAAAAGGACGAATTACTGCTGCTACTTCAAATGTTATTGCTCCTGCAACTTATACTACCGTTGGTGTAGTCTCAGTATTTCCCGGAACCCCACTCACTATCAGTAACGGGGTACTGAATGTAGGACTTGCAAGCAATACTGCGTTTGGAGTGGTTAAAGTCTATACAGCTGACAATACACTGGCAATTACTAATGGAGTATTATCAATTGGAACTAATGTTCCTAAATTGAATGCTGTTAATGTTTTTACTGGTGGGGTGTTCCATGAGTTAAACACTCTAACAAGTACCTCAGGGACAATTCCAACTAGTAATTCAGATAGTAATATTAGGAAGATCGTTCTTACTGGGAATGCAACTCTATCCAATCCTACTGGAATGTCCTCAGGCAAGTTGATCATCATCATACAACAAGGGGCTACTCCATATACACTGGGTTACGGAACTGCTTTTAAGTTTGTTACAGGCGCGGATAAAAACATTAGTACCACCCCTAACTCAATCAATATCCTGACTTGTATTAGTGACGGAACAAACCTTTGGTGCACGCTTGCGAAAGATTTCGTATAATGGCTATTGATATTGAAGTATTTCAAGAGTACGGTCCAGTGCAAGGAACTGGACGGGGAAGTACTATTCAGATTAATAATGTAGGATGGAGGTCTCTACAAACAGAAGAGACTTATGGTTCATACGCACAGTTTCCTGTTCGCAGACCACAAACTGGTCAACCAGCTCTAAATCAAAGTTATGACTACTACACGTACTTTGTTATCTCTGGGGAATACTTGATTGCAACAAGACCAAGAATTATTATTAAAGGGAATATTACTGGCGCACCACCAGAGGGGTTTGTTGGAACGCCTACGGGAGCAAGATTGTTTGTTCGTTTAACTGACACTTATTCCACTCCTACGAATACTCATGATGGTAATCTGACATATTACAACAATAATACTCTTGCGTTATTTCCAAGATTGAGCACAATTGGACCAAATCAAGGATTATCTCACATTCGTTATCTCCAACCCAACACAACATATTACACTGAATTCATTCATACAAAGTTATATGTTGATTACATGACAGAGGGAACTGGATATGGAAACATTGGTGAAACTTCTATTTCATGTGAAGTAGATGAGTATGAAGGGATGGACTTATGACTTGGAGATTCCAATCAGATCTGAAATTCACAGGGGATGGAGAGTGTATCTGCCTTGCAGTAATATCTGAAACAGAGGTATGGGCTGGTTGGTCAAGTGGAAAAATAACGTGGCACACTCACGTTCAAGACCCAGATTACCAAAGTGATAATTTTTTCATTGGAATTCCTGATCTTCCACTTCCGTCTGGAGAAGTGGAATTGTCTACTTTAATTGATAGTTGGATAGGTCCCATGATACAAACATTTATTGGACCTCCGATTAGTATGACAAAATGTCTCAACAGAGTATATGTTGCAACTATTGACAGCTTATATCAATTTGACTGTGCTACAAGAAAATTAGTTGCAATTGCTCCTCTTTCTATTAATGATGCTCCAGGTTCTAACTTATGTAGTGCTGGAGGACGAGTATGGTTTGCTGGGACAAAGTGGTATGGTCCAGAACAGCAAATATTATACTATATAACTGCAACTCCAATGGGTTCTTATGTGTGGAATACATTGGAGAGTGTTTTTATCCCCGGTAGGCACCAAATTCTTCCAAGAACAATCATTGATGGACTTGCTGGAAACTTGCTAATTACGAATATGAACAACCACGGGATAATTTCTGTACCAATCAATAATCCAAGTGGTGCAGTTAGTTACACAATCAATAGACACCCATATTCACTGTCTGTCAATCAGAACAAAAAAGTGTATGTGATGTCAGATAAGCAGCCATACTACACAAAGGGGATGATCAGTGAGTTTGACCAATCCACTGGTGTCTCTACTCCACTATGTTCAGGTGGAGATGCAACTGCAGTTCTTGATGACTTGCGGACTGGATATCTTTGGATAGTTGGTGGTGACACAGGAATGGCAATGCGGATCAATCCAATTGACCAAATTGCGTTAGTTGCCGCAACTGAACCTCCAGCTGACCCACCAGAAGACCCTCCTGCAGATCCATTGCCACCTGCGCTTGATGTATTAAAAGGGAAGTTAGCTGTTCTTACCTCCACCGTAACGATTGATTATTATAACAAAAGCACAGGAGCTACATATCCTGCAACTATTCGTTCTTATATGTACCTCGCATCTGGCTCTAATCTAGTTGCTTACCGCCTAACTGATTTGGTCCGTGTAAATAGTTGTGAAGTGCGAGGGACTGCAATGATTTCTACTGGTGACCAAGACTATTTTGGGGATGAAGTATGAGTGTATGTGCTGTCCCTTATAACAAAACGAAAGTTAGCAATCAAACTCCTGTAAAGCGGAAATTGACTCCCCCTGCACCAAAATATGAGTTTTGTGAAGGTGGTTCCAACACTACAAACATTGGTGGAGAAACAACTGTTATTGAAAACACGGTGTGCTGCCCATCCCCTGGTCCAGCTGGACCTCCCGGCCCTGCTGGTGCTGATGGATGCGGATTGAAATACGTTGGTGAATGGACTGTTTCAACTGAATACTTCTTTGAATCAGGTGACCCTTGCAGGACCAGTATTGTTTCATTTGAGGATTCTCTGTGGATTTGCACAACTGCACACGTTTCTACACAAAATGACATGCCTCTAGTTGGTGACAACTACACCACCAATTGGGCTCCATTTGGTGAGTACAACCGTATGCGTTGGATGGGACCTTGGACAGATGGTATGGTGTACTACAAAAATGACGTAGTGAAAACACTTGACCCACCTGCACTATACATTGCACGTGTCATGCACACATCATCTGATCAAAATGAACCTGGGTTCTCACTTGATTGGGAAACAAATTGGACATTGAAAATTGAAGGCGGATCTGGCGGAACTGTTCCATCAGAAGAATTATCATTCCTTGACAAATTAATGAATGGTGTATTTGATTGGATTAGTGACGCAACACTAGAAGATTGGTTAAAAGCACTAGCAATTGGTGCTGGAATTATCTACGCTGGTGATAAAATTGTGGATATGCTTACGGATGATGGCGTTGGCGATGGTCAGGCAGATTCCAGATTTACTGGAAGTCCAGGGTATTCTGGTGGAGCACTCGCTCCAACATTGCCAGTAGTTGTTTCTTCACTGATGGACTATAGTGGATTTCCGGCAAGTGCGGTTGATGTCTCACTTCTTCCAGCAACTCCAATCAACTTCACAATCAGTGGATCTGTCAATATTAGAACAGTCCTTAATCAACTCGCACTTGCGTATCAATTTGATATTGTAAGTTCAGGTGACAAGGTCAAGTTTGTTCCAAAATATCAATCAGTTGCAAAAGTATTGACACAAGATGATTTGGGTCACGTCAGGGATGAACTAACTGGTGGCGTGAAATATGCTGCAAAACGTATCCAAGGGATTGACCTTCCACGCAGCGTAACATTGAAGTACTACAGTTCAGCAATTGACCAAAATATATTCACACAGACATCCACACTTGAATCATACACTGATGGACAAGATGCAGTAATTGAAGTTCCATTCACCATGACGGATGCGCAAGCAAAAGCAATCACAGAAACTGTCCTTGTAAATTCTCACATTGAGAAGCAACAATATACATTCACAACTGATTACCACAACATTGAATTGGAACCAGCTGACGTTATCACGCTTCCACTTGATTCTGGCACACTAACTACTGTGAGAATTATTGAAATCAATGAAACTGATGATGGATTATTAGAATTCGTCACTGCAAGAAGTGATTATAACAGCTCATCTTACGTAAGTTCTGGTGCAGCACCTGCAATGCCCCCAGTGCAACCAACACAAACTGTTGCATCAGTTGGATATTCACAAAGTTTGTTCATTGAAGTTCCGTCTCTTAACGGGAATGATTGGCAATCCCCACGGATTAAAGCAATTGTTCACGGATACAATGCACCAAATTGGCCAGGTGCAGCAATTTACCGCAGCATAGATGGTGGAAGTAGCTATTCAAATGTTACTACATCTTCATCGCTTGCAACGTTTGGTATGGCAACAAATATTGTTCCACCAGGGTTTAACTATACTACTTGGGATACATCTACATCAATCACAGTGCAATTGAAGCAAGGAACATTGATTTCCAAATCTGATCAAGCTGTTGAGAATGGTGAAAACTGGTGCATGATTGGTCTTGAAGTGATTGGATTTGCAAATGCAACTCTAATTGGTCCAAGTACGTATCAACTTACACGTTTATTACGCGGCCGTGTTGGTAGTGAACCACATATGAATACTCATATGGCAAATGAGCTGTTCGTCGTGTTGGACAATAACCTAGTGGATATTCCAATTGCTAAAACAGATCTAGGCAAAGCACTGAAATATAAAACGGTGACAATTGGAAGTGATGTCAGTAAAGTGGAATCTGTTGATGTAAGTCCAGTTGGTCTCAATATGCGTCCTTATGCACCTGGCAATCTGTCTGTTGTACGTCAGCCAAATAATGACTGGATCATCACTTGGGTAGAGCGCCCACGCGCTGTCAACACAATGCCTGATTACTCAACAATGACTCATCTCCCAGAATGGGGTGGATTTGGTGTTGTAATCACATTAGGGTCTGATGTCAAGCGGTCAGCAACAACTACTGCACCAACGTACACATACACTTCTGCAATGCAAGTGACAGATTTTGGTTCAGTACAATCTACACTTAATGTGTCAGTTTCTGAAATTAATATGGTCGTTGGTGGAGGTTATCCATCCAAAAACTTCTAAAATCATTATGAATCCAAAACAACGTTATTATGAAGTCAGATGGGCAGTATGCAATACGTGCCCACAATTAACCCCAATCAAGACTTGTAGTCAGTGTGGTTGCATTATGTGGGTAAAAACAAAACTAAAATCATCAACGTGTCCCCTAAATAAATGGGGTCCAGTTAGTGATGAGAATCCAGATACTCTCCAGCTAAAACAGTAGATTTCATTTAAATGGAGACGGACGGGTTGGGTCTATTGGGTTGAATAGGTGATATTGCTGTTTAGCATTAGATCTCGCTTCTGCAGCTTGCTCCTTTGTATCAAAGGACCCTAAAAATATAGTTCTCCCATCCACATGAATGTTTGCCTTCCACGAACACCCAAAGTAGTAAACTCCAGTGTACCCAGATTTATTATTGCGACTTATTGACCTATTCTGCATGTTTTGAGCCTGCGTAGATTCACGTAAATTAATCCAACGGTTGTCTGATTTATTCCCATTAATGTGATCCACCTGGTGGGTGGGAAATTTACCCGTTTGAAATAAAAATGCAAGTCTATGGAGGTAATAGGACTTCTTGTTGAACCTAATTGTTACGTACCCTGCAGGCTGCACAGTTCCTGCTGGATTAAGTATATCGCGTTTGTACAATTTACCAGTATTGGACAACCACCAAAAGTGTCCCGTATCTGGGTCATATCTTAAATCTGATGTAAAGTCTGCTAGTGTCATGGTATTTTTTCCCTTTTATGTATATATGATACTACTGAACTAACAGTGTTGAGCACAGTAACAACAACCGTTACTATATACATATGAAGACAATTCGTTTTCATACAACTTATAGGACATAAAATGATCTCTTACAAAATTCTTGGCAAGCACGGTAAAGCATCCACAATCTGGTTTGAAGTTGTTGGTCACATGACCAGCGCATCTGAACTAGGTGATTTATTCAACATCCACCACGTCACCCTCCGCAATAGACTAAAATCTGGCTGGCCAATTGCTGCTGCTTGCTTGGTTCCACCTGAAAACAAATGGAAAAGTGAGACTATCAAATTGTATGCAGCACAGCATGACTTTGACACTGAATTCTTGACGAAATTGAACAAACACTACGCAAAATAAAATGCTTAACTTATCTACCACTCCTACAACACCAGTTGTTACTGCAACAAAGGACACTAAAATGACTACTCCTAAAAAACAAATTAATCCAAGTGATTACAAATTACTGTACATTCGGGTCAATAAGATTCGTGATGAATACAATCATGTAACCCATCAGATGGAACGGAAGTTCTGGTTTGAACACATTGAAAACCGTTACTCCCCTGCTGATCATATTTGGTCTGCAGATAAGAACAAGGTGGATCACATCTACAATGAAATTGAACAGGACCACTACTACGTGATCTTTGCTCACCGCGTGGAAGATTTGACACAAAAGAAGAAAAACGGTGATGTCTATAGCCGTTGGGTATGGAGGTTTGCACTTGATATGCCAGACAAGCTAATCCGTAAAGCATACAAGTTCTACAAAATCAATGAGAAAGATGCAAAATTATGCCTCAAATATGCAGATGAACTAATGCACCCAAAGATTGCAGATAACCTTGATGAATTTGAATTCGCAACTCCACAGGTGGAACAATGAGTACGGTAGCATTTAGTCCAGCAAATCGTGCAACTACCCCATTTAAATATGAATGCGATAGTCAGAGATCTTGCCTCCGGGATTTAGATCACCTATCGCACCAGCTAATGTCCAACTCCTCTGATTCAGACCTGCAGGTGAATTATGAGTTAGGGCAGCTGTGTTATTCTACGGGGGAAATCAGTCAACTGATTTTTTCATCAAATGGTCATCTTACTACAATTGATAAAAACAGTACTATCATACAAGATATTGATAGTTTTGATTACATTACTTTTGATTTCGTAAGATCAAATGACATCATGGAGTACATTCCATGATCTACCTAATAATTGGATTATCTTCATACTGCATTGGTTTCACTACGTACACATTTTATGCACGCAGAAATCAAAAATGACAGATTGCACTTGTTCCCATCTACAGTGGTTGAATTTCAACAAGCACTATGGTGGGAACACCTCAATTCACCCGTCCAGGTATTTGTCCACAGGCCTGTAGAAGCAATCTCTGCATATAGGCTCCAACTAACAAATGAAACTATTACAAATGGCACACCTCTCAATCTTAAATGACGAACTTCACATTACGTGCTTTGGAACTATTGATTCAGCAGAACTTACTCGTTGGTTTAATAGTGCTAATCCAAAAATTGTTTACAGTGAGTGTTGGGATGGTGTAGTTACTCCAAATCTTAAACAAACAACAATTGGTCTTGTTGCACGTCAGTTGTTTGAAAGAAACATTAATGATGGAACTCACAAGGAATAAAAAATGAAAACTATTAAAATCAAATGTACTGACCCAAAATTTGCACAACTCCGGATAGATGCAGTCAAAAAATTGCTTGAAATATATCCGGTGGACAGCAGTGACATGGAAGAGATGTTCAATGAAATGATTGATGAATATGTGGAAAATAATCCAGATTTAGAAATCAGTGTCAATGAACTTGCTTTTGATATAGGTTGCTTTACGGAAGAAGATAATTTGTTTTGGTCCGGAGTGACATTTTCAGATAATGATAATGGTACAATGCTGCTGCCAGAACACCGTGGACTACCCACTCGTGTATTCAAACCAAGTAAACGACTTCGTAAAGCAACTGGATATTAAATGTCAGCATTTGGTATTCACGTAGATCAAAGTTATATTCCACTGCTAACTCCAAAAGTAGTGGATAGGATAACTGTAGCTCTTAACTTCATTACTATTCAAGTTCCAACTGGTAAGGTTCGTTCCCTCTCCAGGAAACAAATTGTTGCTGCATTTGGTGATTATAGCATTGAGAAGAGAAAACTTGCAGTGCTACTAAAATCAACTTTATTGCAAACGGAAACTTCCAGGTGGTCAATGATTGCAGGTGAATGCAAGGAATACAAACGGAACCAATACGGATTTGATTACTGGACTCAGTTGGTAAAAAAATCGCATAATCAATCTTGGTTCCAGTGGAAACAAATCCACATTCCACCAGATGCAAATACAGAAGAAAACCCTTGCAGCCCCCAGCATAATAATGTGGTGGTGGGTGGTGGGGCACTATACGCCATCCCACATCAATTCCCCCAGTCATATTCACAAGATTTTGTCAATCTACAAACGCTATTTTCTACTGAGTTTAAATCACTGAACTTTAAGATGAAGTTTCAAGGAAACAGATACCTCCATCCATTGCATAAGCACAGTGCAGATTTCAAATCATACGTATTTGCACAAATCAATATTCCGTACAACTATGACATTGAGAACGCAATGCCATCTTTATTAGTCCAGTTCGCAAAAAAGCACAACCCTGATATAGTATGTCCATTGCTTGATGAAATGCTGATTGACAAAAACCTATTCAGGGATTACATCATTGAACACTACAGTCTTGATAAGAAGAAAGCAAAGGATGTGATTTGTTCTCTATTCAATGATTCAGGGACAACATATCACCCAAACAAATCACTGCCAATCTTTCTGGGGTCGTACATTAACTACCAGTGCTTTGTAGCGGATAAAATCATTATTGCATTCAGAAGGGAACTAGATGCAGTGTGGGAAGTAATCCGTGATAATGCCAATGTGATTCTAACTCCAATGGAGTACCCTAAAACTAAGAGTGGGGCTATTGCAAAGAAAAGGGGTCCAATCATATCTGCTGTCTATCGTAAGCTGGAAAGATTGACAATGGATGTCATCCATTCATACATTAAGTCCAATAAAGTGAAATGGTTCAGAGAGCACGATGGGTTTAATTGCAACAAGATTATTGACGCTGAAATAGCTCAGCAGTTAGTACAAGCTAAAACTGGGTATCAAATCAAGTTGGCATTCAATCCAAATCCGTACATAAAACAAATGGAAATCTGATGTGGGATGGCGTATAGTGCCCCACCACCACACCACAATTATATTATGCTGGGGGAATCCGGGGGTGACGAACTTTCCCCTTATTTGGTCATACACTGGTGTAATAAAGCATAAATACTACTTTATACAACTAGAGTTATACAATGAAGTTAAGGATTAAACTAACTGACGCACAAAAAAGAGAGAAGAATAAACTTTATTGCTACAAGTACCAAGATGCACATAGAGATCAGTACCTTGCGTATCAGATTGAATATGCCAGGCGATATAGACAAACTCTTACGTATAAGATTGCGTTAGTTAGCAAAAGGTTATCACAGCATCTCGCCAGCGGGAAAACGTATTTGATTAAGAAAAATCAGGAACTACTTGCTGACCTGATTAAACAAAGAGAACAAGAAATATGTCAGCAAAATTCATCATTGCTATAATTGCTGTACTTGGTGCAGTATATGGTGTGTATCAATTTGGGTACTCATCTGCAATCAATGTTGCTGCAGTTAATGAAGCAAAGCTGCAACAACAAATTGCTGACCTCAGTATCAAATCAGATAAAGTAACAACAAAAATAGAAACGCAGTACGTTGATAAGATTAAGTATATCACACAAATCAAAGAAAAGGTAGTTACAGAATATGTTCCACAATTTATTACACCACAAGCGGAAATTGCTTGCACTATCCCTAATGGGTTTATCAGGTTGCACAACTTTGGTGCCGAGGGTATCATTCCCACACCCCCCATTGAAACTGATGGAGCCCCCTCAGCAATTAAACTTACTGATGTTACCGGAGTTGTCACAACGAACTACTACACATGCAATGAAATCAGACAGCAATTGATCTCATTACAGAATTGGATTACACAACAGCAGGAAATATATGACAGCACCAAGCAAGATTAAAGGATCAGCATTTGAGCGAGAATGCGTGCAGTTACTGAATACAATAATGTCCAGTACAGAGTTTGCACGCACTCCTGGCAGTGGTGCAGCATTTGGAAAAACGAATGCTAAAAATGCTGCTACGTCTTCTACTCATAGATTGGATACATTATGTGGAGACATTAGCACTCCAACTTGGTTTCCATACTCTGTGGAATGTAAGAGTTATAGTATGTCAGGTGGTCCAAGCTTCTACAATATTGTTGGTGGAAGTGATAGAGTGCTGAATAAGTGGATTGATCAGGTGGAATTAGATGCAGAAACAAAAAGCAAACTGCCATTATTACTGATTAAGATTACTCGCAGGGGAAGTTATTTTGTCATTAGAGAGCAAATGCAATACCCTGTTTCATATATGAGATACTTTTACAATGATCAAGTGTATGCAATATTCCATATCTCGCAGTTACCACAAATTATTACTCCGCAGTAAATAAGGAAAAAGGATTAACTAAATGGCAAGGCCAAGATTACGACCAGATGTCGGTGAAAGAGATTTCACCGCTACTATTAAAGATGTTAAGACTCCGCTTACACAAGGGGAGATTAATATCATTGAGAGATGCACTGCGTTTGGTTTCACCCAGGCTGGAATTGCTCAGGTCCTTAATATTAAAGAGGAATACTTGATTCTATACAAGCACAAGTACCCAGAAGTAGAACGTGCTATGAACGCAGGGAAGGAAAAGGTCCAGAGTCTGCTAATCAAAATGATGATGGACTTTGTATGCAATCCTAACATCCCGTATGAAGCAAAGCGGAAAGATATTCACTTTATCCTCCAACGTAAATTTGGATGGGGGACGCAAATTACTGTTAATGAGACTACAAATGCACTGCCTGGTGTCCCTACATTCCAGCAAGTGACTACAATTGATATGGAACAAGAATAATGGAAATGATGGAAAGTAAAATTATAAAGAAGCATAGGATATACAAAAAGGATGCTGTTAAACCAACTGTTGTCCAAAATCATCTAAGTGATTACGAAGTTAGATTGATTGCACTGTATGATAAAGAGCTCAATAGTGGATATGATGGGAGGACTAAGATCTGTAACTATCAAGGTCTAATTGAGCTTGCTATGTCATACTACAAACCACATTGTGATATTGTTGCGCTGCGGAAAGTACTGGAGCGAAATAGAACAAGTGACCAAAAGAAGTGCCTTGCTGCTTACGGCTATCTAATTCTAACAAACAATGTACAAAGTTGGTGACCAAGTTTTATTCCGTCAGCACAGATGCGCTTGCGTAGGCGGTGGGATTACTGAACAGATTGGGGCGATTGTTGGATTTATTGGGGACCAATTTGGTGGATGGTGGCAAGTTAGTACTCATACTGGTGTGTATTACGTACGAGAAACTGACATAATTAGATCTCATGGTTAAACTATTCCCCCACCAGTACGAATTTGTACAGGACACGTCCCACAGGTATATTGCTCTCATTGCTGGATTTGGTGCAGGGAAATCATTCGCATTCTGTATGAAGGCAATCCACTTAGCTGCAGTGAACGTGGAAGCAGTAGGGGATTGCGTGGGGATTATATGTGAACCAACGTATCCACTTATCAATGACGTATTGATTCCATCTATGGAAGAAGCATTAGAGATATGTGGGATTACATCTTATTCATTGCGGAAGACTGGTGGTACTCCTGAATTTGCAATTAAGTTCGCAAAGGGTACATGCACATTGAAGATGCGATCTGCGGAGAACTACCGTAGATTGATTGGTGTCAATGCAAGTTTTTTGGGGATTGACGAACTTGACACAATGAACACTGCTATTCAAAAGGCGATGTGGAAGCTGGGGAATTCCCGCGTCCGTAAGCAAGGCTCAATCCGTCAAACACTTGTTACATCTACACCAGAGGGTCACAAGTTCACATACCAGCAGTTTGTTGTTGGACCAAGTAAGTCACCTGAACTTAAAGCTGCCACAAGGATTATTAAAGCATCCAGCTATGATAATCCCACTCTACCAAAAGAATATATTGACGATAACATTGCCAACTTCTCTGCAGAAGAGAAGCAAGCATGGGTGGATGGTGATTTTGTTAACATGACAAGTGGACGAATCTACCGCAAGTTTGACCGACACCTGAACAACTCCACCGTCACTATTGATCAAATCAGGTCAGAGCAAAAGTCTAAGAGGGACTCACGTGGTCTGCAACTCCCTCTCCCTGCATTGCACATTGGGATGGACTTTAACATTGATAAGATGGCTGGAATTGTTCACATTATTACAAAAGAAGGTCCTATTGCGGTAGATGAGTTAATTAATCTTCGTGATACTGAACATATAATTGAGGTAATCAAAGAAAGATACCCTGAATTTAATAGTATCTCTGTTTACCCTGATTCATCTGGTAAGAATAGAAGTCACGCAAGTGTATTTGCTGATACTGATATTACGTTACTCCGTGCTGCAAAGTTTAATGTCGTATATGACAATACTAATCCACCTGTCCGTGACCGGATTAACTCAATGAATGGAATCTTCTGCACACCTGCTGGGGAAAGAATGTACAAAGTTAATCAGGAAACTTGTCCAAGGTATGTGGAATGTCTTGAGCAGCAAGTATATGACGAACATGGTGCCCCAGATAAGTCAAATGATTTGGATCACCCAAATGATGCTGCTGGATATTTTGTATGGCAAAAGTATCCATTACGCAGGTACCAAGCTGGTGCATTGCGTATGGCTGGACTATACTGATAGGAAAATATATGATATCAAATAAAGTGTTATACTCTACTGGTAATAATGATGAATGCTACACTCCTGAAAATGGAGTGCGACCTATTCTGCCTTATATTCCTAAAGGTGCTGTCGTATGGTGTCCATTTGATACTGCTGATTCAAATTTTGTTAAACTAATCTCTGTCACCAACAAAGTTATCCATTCGCACATCAGTGCTGGCCAGGACTTCTACTTGTACGAACCTACTGAACATTGGGACTGTATGATTAGTAATCCACCCTTTACAGCCAAGCGTAGAATATTTGAACGAGCACTATCATTCAATAAACCATTTGCATTGATTATGTCTAACACCTGGCTTAATGATGGAGCTCCAATGCAGTTGTTTAGAGATAAAGAATTACAATTGCTGATGTTTGATAAGAGAATGAAGTTTTATGATCCATCTGGTGAAACAATTAAGAAGCAAATTACGTTTAGTAGCAGCTATTACTGCTGGAATTTCCTACCTAAACAGATCATTATGTCGTCCCTGTGATAAATATCTTCTAACATAAAGAGAATACTATGCCAATTAACAGCAAGCACCCAGAATTTGGTGAATATCAAGAGAATGTTGACCTAGTGACTGACGCATTTGAGGGCGATGTTAAGGAATACATCCCTAAAAAAGAGAGTCAATCCCAGCAACAATATGAAAAGTTCCGCAAACGTCCATCATTCTTCAACGTGGTGGAGCGTACTACTACCGCACTGGTAGGTGCATTGACACGCAAACCCGCTCGCCTTGATGGTGTAGCTGGCGCTATCCCTAACTTTGAAAGTGGGAAGAACACGGAAGAGTTCATCCAAGAGGCTTACACCACCCTGCTTACAGAAGGGCGGATGGGGATTCTTGTTGATTTTGATGAAGTCCTAAACCAACCTTACCTTGTTGCATATCCTGGCACGTCCATTATCAACTGGAGTGATGACTTTGTTATCATCAAGGAAACATTCTATGCAAGTGCTCCAGATGACAGATATGAGATTAAAGAGGTGGAGCGTTACCGTGAGCTCACGCTTGTTGATGGAATCTACACTGTCAATATTTGGGAAAAAGTAGGGAAAGATAAGTGGGCTATTGCTGAAACTATTCAGCCACAAGTCCGCGGCTCATATCTCAATGAGATTCCATTCACATTTGTCAACAGCTATGATACAACTGATGATCTATGTAAACCACCATTGTACACGTTAGCAAGCATTAACATTGAGCACTTTGTGTTGCAAGCAGGTCTCGCTCACATTGCATGGGTACTTGCAAGTCCTACGCCAACAATTGTAGGTGACCTGCAAGGGGATGAAACAACTATTGGATTAGGTGGAGATAAGTTCATCCATTTGAAGCCTGGCGGAACTGCCCAGTATATGGAGTTCAGTGGCTCTGGTGCAGACTTTGTCCTTAAACTTGCTCAACAAAAAGAGACGCAAATGTTCTCACTAGGGTCACGCTTGCTCCAGTATAAAGCCGGTGTGGAATCAAGTGATGCATTGCAAATCCGACTTGGTGCAGAAGGTGCAAGCCTTATGACACTCCGTAATGCATTGAATGCTGGGCTGACACACGCACTTACTTTGTACAATCAGTGGTCATCTGTTGCAGTTGTTCCAGAAGTAGATTTGAATAGTGACTTTAGCCCAAGCTCAATCTCACCACAAGACATCTCTGCATTGCTCCAGTTGTACTCATCTGGTGTGATTACATTGGAAACATTTATCAAGCGTCTGTACGAAGGTGAGATTGTGGATGAAGGCGCACTGACGCTCGCACCTGGCAATGTATCTGCCTGAATATTACACACGGTACTGCATGTCACTTGATCAATCTACTATTAGTAGACGAGATAGGAAAAAGATGCTCCATGTGGAGCAATCACAAATAGTGCAGTACCTCCAAGCAAATGGGTATACATTACTTGGAGTTAGTGACTACGACATCTTTATTCAAGGAAAGTGCTTGATATGATGTCTGCTGTCTTCTGGTAGTTTAGCAAACGCTTTGATTGTCGCTTCCACTTGTTGTGGAGTAGGGCGAATGTATTGCTGTCGCATCTGCTTGCACACAATCTTGTACAGCATAATCACGTCTTTTTCAGTTAGTACTTTCATATTACCCTCACATAGTGTGTAGGACATCCACCCACATTGGGTTCAGGTGGAACATTACGGTGAAATCTGGCGTGTCATTATACCCTTCTCTTGCCACCCACCCTTTGAGGATGTCAAGTTCATCATGGTAGTACCGCTGCATCACTTCTTGTGAGCGGATTACAACAACGGTTGCAACAAATTTACGTTCTTTCATACTGTCCTCATTGGTGAATGTTGAGGGATTTGTGCGTTACATTGTTCCACAGTAACGATTTTGTACACTTTTTTGGTAGCAATGTCATTCAGCAGGTCAGTCATCTGCTCTGCAGTCAAATGGTCCACATACTTCTGCTTCCAGCCATCCCAATGATTGAACATAGTCATTGTCAGTTTTTCCTGATCAATCGCCCACACATTGAAGCTGGTCAGTTCAGTCTTGATAAGCATTTTGCTTCTACCTGTGTTTGTTGAGATGTGACTATTATAACCCTTTTTTCAATAAGGGTCAACATTAGATTAAAGAGAAAATAGTGGATCAGTGCAAAGGTCTCTTGAGAAAAAATACACTAATTCAAATTCCTTACGTTCAATTTCAAAATCAAACTCTTCACTCGCACCCCCTGTTAGTTCAAGGAATGCCTCTTTTTCTGCAACCTTATCTTCTGTTCCAATATCAGAAAACATTAGAAATTGCACTTCACCCCATTGCCACACAACGAGATATTTGCTATTTGATTCGTTGTGCATCTTGGTCCAGGCTGCAAAATTCTTTGGTGTGATGTTAGCTAGCATTTTCATTCTACCATTGTTTGTTGAGATGTGACTATTATAACCCTTTTTCACAAAGGGTCAACATTTATTTCGTCCCCTCCACAACAAAAGATAAATACATCTCGCTACGCAACAATTTGTGCGGGCAACGGTAGCCGGTGGCTGCCACATTCAACGGGGTTGAACATAATGGAATTAGAGATTGAACTTACAACTGCACCTACAGAAACAATTGCACCTTTTTACAAACAAGATGGTGATAAATGGGTTCTCCAAGTCAAGGGCGCTGTCCCACAAGCACAGCTAACTGCACTAGATGCAAAGGTAGCCGAGTTCCGCACAAATAATATCGCATTGAAGAAACAAATAGAAGATATCACTAAAAAAGCCCCAGGTGGGGAAGATATTGAACAAGTGATTGCTACCAGGGTTAGCGAAATGAAAACTAACTTTGAAACGCAAATCAATACGTTGTCAACAGAGAAACAAAAACTTTCCACTAATCTGGAACGTGTTGTCCTCAGTGACACAGTGAAAACCGCAGCAACGGAACACGGGGTGTTGCCAAGTGCGCTGCCAGATGTATTAGCAAGGGCACGTGAAATGTTCGTCGTAGAAGACGGCGTAGCTGTGCCAAAAGAGAAGAAGGTGGATAAAGATGGGAAGGTTTATACAATCAACTCCTGGATTACTTCATTGACTGAATCTGCTGGTCATTTGTTTGCACAATCCAGAGGGTCTGGATCTTTTAAACCAACGAGAGGCTCAAGTACCCCCGCTAAATTAACTGCTGCAGAAAAAATAGCGTCTGGTCTCGCGAGTCGTAGTAAATAACAAGGTAATCCTTACATTTTGGAGAATATTTAAATGGCTACAATTCTATTAAGCGAAGCATCTAAACTTGGTTTTGATGATCTACAGTCTGGTGTTGCAGAGACTATCGCAACTGCAAATGGTTTGCTTGGCATCTTGCCTTTCAATACCGTATCTGGTAACTCATATGCGTACAACCGCGAAAAGACCGCTGGTAATGTTGCGTCTCTCGCAATTGGTGGTTCCACTGCTTTAGTGAAGACACAAGCAACTTTTGACAAAATCACTGTCCCATTGACATCCATCATTGGTGATGCAGAAGTCAATGGTCTGATCCTTGCTCAAGGCGTTGGTGCAAACAACGGTACTGACCCATTCGCACAAGCGATTATGTCCAAAGCAAAGCAAATTGGCCGTGAGTACATGCGTCAAGTTGCAATTGGTTCCGCTGCTGCACCTGCACTACTAAACGTGTCTGGTCTTGCTAACGAGGAAGAATTTGACGGTATTGCTACATTGATGGCAACTGCACCGTTCGCTGGTCAAGTTGTTGCCGCAAATGATTCACCTCTATCTTTTGATTTGCTAGATGAAATGTTGTTCAAGGTCCTATCTGGTGACCCAGCATTCATTATGGCTCACAGCGCTGGTATCCGTAAGATCCTATCATTGCTACGTGGTGCTGGTGGTGTAACTTACATGGACATCGCTGGTGTTCAAGTCCCAATGTACAATGGCGTTCCATTGATCCGCAATGACTTCCTCACTGCTGACACTTCTGCTACCGCTGGTACTCAAGTTAACATCTACACTGGTTCGTTTGATGACGGCACAGGTACAGGTGGTATTGCTGGTCTCATCCCAGAAGGTACTGCTGGCGTTAAAGTTGGTGCTCCACAAGAAGCAGAAGCTGGTGACTACATGATCCGTCGCGTTAAGATGTACGGTTCATTCGCAATCCACAGCGTATTGTCTGTTGCTGCACTAACCAAAGTTACAGTATAAATACTTTAGTCAGGGAGTAGTGTCCTGACTTAATGAGTAGAGAGTGTGTGTTACCCCGGCATTAAGCCGGGGTATTTTTTTGTCTATCTGGTTACGGTGCGTCAGTCATAAATATCCCAATACGGAGAATAAAGATGGCATTCACATTTAACGCAACAGCAGGAAGTGACAGTGCAAACTCATATGCAACTGTTCAAGAGGCAGATGATTATTTTGCTGGAACACTTGGATTGTCTGACTGGTCTGCACTATCACTTGCAAAGAAACAAGCAGTATTAGTGCAAGCAACGAACAGACTTGATTGTGAAAGATACGGTGGTCAACTGACTGATAGATATGTCCAAGCACTGCAATGGCCACGTGCTTATGTCCTATCACGTGACGCAACTGTTAACACTGATAACTCATTTGATGTTAACAGCTTCTACTACCGCAGTCCTGACGTGATTCCACGTGAAGTCAAGCAAGCAATGTTTGAACAAGCATATCACTACATTTTAAAAGATGCTGGTGAATATACAGTGGATGATAATGATTTGGAAACATTGACGAATTACAAAGTTGGTCCGCTTGATCTTGCAATTAAAGATGGATTACGTGCTGACCGTCTTCCAACAAAAGTACAAAACCTATTGAAAGCAATTGGACCAAATGGATGGTTCGCTGGTCAACCACTCCGGTTTACTGCATAGGAATAAAATATGAATACTGATCTTTTAACTTGCTTCCAAACTGCTCACGTCCCACTCGCTGCATATCTGTCAATCAATCATTGCCAGATTTCCACAATTGATAACTTTAATAATCGCGGTGTGTTCCACTTTGAGTACGTCCCACGTCAGCTAGTGACTGATTTTAACAACGGAACTGGACACGTTGAGCCAGGTGCATTTGCTTTAAAGATGAATCAATTGATCCAGTCTGCAAAGCGCAGAATATTTGATGGAGTACAATAATGGCTGCGATGAAGTATAATTTTACAGTAGAGCAAGGTGCAACGTTTGTCAAACAAGTGCGGCTAATTGATGCTACAACTGGTCTTGCACGTGATCTAACAAATTGGACTGGACGTGGACAGATGAGACTTAATTTTAGTGACGTTACCCCACTTGCAACATTCACAATCACGCTTGGTGGAGTGCTTGGAACACTTAACATTGAGCTACCGTCTGATGTCACTACAGCATTTGATTTTGACAAAGCAGTTTATGATGTGGAGCTGCAAGAGAATGGAACTAACCCACCAAATATTGAGCGTGTTCTGCAGGGGAATGTTTATTTAAGTCCAGAGGTAACAAAATAATGACTGATATTGTAACAAGTGAGATTGAGCAAGTAATCATTGAGATTGCTGCAGGGACGCCTGGTCCTTCTGGACCACGTGGTGAACAGGGACCTCAAGGAACGAGTCTGACGATTTTGGGAGTTCTCCCTGATATTGCTGACCTTCCAATAGATGCGACACCAGGTGACACATACGTGATTGCTGGAAACCTGTGGGTATGGAATGGTAGTTCGTGGCAAGATGCAGGGACATTGCAAGGTCCACAAGGTCTGCAGGGTCCCATTGGATTGTCTGGTCCACAAGGACCTCAAGGTCCAGTTGGACTAACTGGCTCACAAGGTGTCCAAGGCGTACAAGGACCACAGGGTGCACAAGGTCCACAAGGTGATGTTGGACCGCAAGGGATTCAAGGTGTGATTGGACCACAAGGTCCACAGGGCGTTCAAGGATTGCAAGGTTTAGATGGTGCAGCAGGTCCACAAGGTGAAGCAGGAGTTGGAATCACGCTGAAAGGATCAGTTAGTACACCAGCAGAACTACCGTCCATTGGAAATATCCAAGGTGATGCGTACATTGTTGACAGTGATGGTAATTTATACGTGTGGAATGGTTCTACATTCACTGATGCAGGTCAGATTGTTGGCCCACAAGGTGCTCAAGGAGCTCAGGGTCCACAAGGTCCAGCTGGTCCGCAGGGAGTTGCTGGCGTAGATGGATTGCAAGGTCCACAAGGTATACAAGGTCAACGCGGATTTGATTCTGTTACGCACTTCCAAACAGGAGTCCCATATTCATTCCCAGCAAGTGATTCAATTGGTAATCAATACGACTTCTTCTTGGATGGTGTAACTGGAACATTGTGGGGACCAAAAACATTTGATCCATCTACCGTCCTCGTGTATGACACACAACCTCCAACTTTCGTTAATGGAGATACAATCATCATTATGTCTGCTGTTGATGCAACGAATATTGGGATGTACCACAACGGAAATCTGATTGGAATGGCAGATGCAAGTGATTTGTTGTTAGAGCCACCTACATCTGTGGACAGTGATATGTGGAATATTGTTGTTGATGTTGGTGCATTCCCAAATCTATTAACATATTCTGCTGACGTTGCAGTTGGTCACATTAGGTCAATGCTTGCTCACCCTGGTGATTACAAATTAAAAGTTACTGTTGTTGATATTACCCAATCACAATTCTTATATGAGATGGATACTGAATATTCATTATCATATTCATATAACAGTATTAGCTTGATGGGACCAACTGGACCACAAGGTGCGGTGGGTCAAACTGGCGCAACTGGAGCTACGGGACCTGCAGGGGCAGACGGGGTGGATGGCGTGGATGGCGCAGACGGGGTGGGAGTTCCGCTTGGTGGAACTACAGGTCAAGTGTTATCAAAGATTGATGACACTGATCTTAATACTCAATGGACTACCGTTGATGCATTACCATCACAAACAGGGAACTCTGGCAAGTACCTGACTACAAATGGGTCTGCCGCAAGCTGGGCAACTGTTGCAGGAGGTGCTCCCGCTCTGTCAATGATTAGGTCAAGCATTGATGGAAATGGATTATACACTGTAGTGACATACAAGCGTCAAGATGGGACTAATTATAGAGTTAGTACATTATCTGGTGGGAGTTCGCCAAATTACACAACAAGAACTGCAGTTAATTACGGTCCTGATGGAACTACGGTGACAAGTACTGATGTGTATACACTGACGTATTCTACTGACGGCACTGCATTACTACAAGAGGTACTAGCATAATGAATGAAGAACTATACAATCACAATCTTACTGGTCAAATTATTCCTCCTAACCTACCTGAACCATGGGTGAGGAATCCAGAATGGTTGGAGATGCCAGTTGTTGACCCTACGGAAAAGAAGATTGTTATTCTCCAGCGGATTAACCCTGGTACTCATAATTACTTTGGATTTTCAATGTCTGTAACTGGTGGATATACTGTTGATTGGGGTGATGGCACATCAGATACCTATGCATCAAATGCTTCATCTGGAAAGATTTATGATTATGATTTAATTACTGGAACTCCTACGAGCGAAGGATTTAAACAAGTTCTTATTACAATTACCCCTGTTTTAAATAGTGTTCCTACTGCTGTTGATTTTCAGCGAAAAAGTGCAGCAATGACCGGAAGCAGTGTATATTCCAATGGTGCTTTAGATATTATTATATCTCTCCCAGGTGGTCCTTCTAGTATAGCTTTAGGATCTTCTTCCACTCTCCCATACAATTATCCATATGTTGAGCGGGTTCAGATTATTGCATCTGCTCTTACTTCATATGCTTATATCTTTGGAGATATGATTTCATTAAAATCAGCATCTGTGTCCAGTTCTGCTTCTGTTACTAATTTGTCTCAGATGTTTTGGAATTGCAATAGTATACAGCTTGCTCCCACCTTGCCCTGGTCCACTGCTACTAACTGTACTGGAGTATTTGAGAGATGCTACCTACTTAAATCTGTTGGAATTGATGTTATAACAACTCCTTCCACCCAACTAGCAAGTGTGTTTAGTTATTGTAGGAATTTAGTTACTGTCCCAAAGTTTGTTGTCACCGCTGCGTCTGCAAACGCTAATTACATGTTTTATTTGTGCTCCAATTTGAGATCTGTTCCTGACATTTCCTGGGAAAAATTAAATTCAACAACTCAAATGTTTCAAGGGTGTGCGTCTTTGTTAAAAGTGGGAGATTTAAATCTCCCACTTAGCACTAACACGTCTGGTATGTTTGGCGCATGCTACGGGGTAACCGAAATTGGATCTGTTAATGCTCCTGTTAGCACTAACATGTCTAGTATGTTTAGTTATTGTCATTCTGTGCGGAAAATAGGTCCTATTACATCTGGTCCTGCGTTGACTGTGATGTCTACTATGTTTAACTATTGTTATGCACTTAGAGAACTTCCTACAATATCTAACACTACCAATGTTGTTAATATGTCTAATTTAGCTTCATACTGCACTTCCATTACAGCTCCGCATAATTATAATACTTCCAAAGTTACTAATATAGCAAACATGTATAGTTATTGTGACAGTTTAGCTTCTTTTCCTGATTATGATTTTTCTTCTGTTGTCACAGCTTCTAACGTCGTAGATAACTGTCCTAGTTTAGATACAATTGGCGCGTTGTATTTTGGGGGAACAGGTGCTGTCTCATTGGGTTCTTTTATGCAAGGTAATAACGCATTTGCTAGTGCAATTTCACAGATTGGCCCTATTACATTTGGTCCCAATGTTACTACTACTAATCTTAGTTCGTTTGCTGGTAATGGACGTTTTCTTCAACAGATTGATATTGACTGTAGTAAAGTGTCCTCAACAGCCCAGATATCAAGTTTTCTGGCCGGGGCTGGTTCAATAAAATCTGTTATTCTTAATGGGCTGCGGTATGGCACATTTACAATTATTGGGTCACTATCACGCGATGCACTTATTGCACTATTCACTTCACTTGGAACTGCTGCAGGGGCACAAACAATTACTGTATCAGGTAACTGGGGGTGGGCTTCACTTACTGCTGATGATAAACTGATTGCAACAAGTAAAGGTTGGACACTCGCCTAAATAACACTATGACACTAAATTGCTTGTACAAATCTCAATTATTCATCTGGTGGTCCGTTGTTGCGAAAGTAGCAATCATCATCCAGATGTTAACAATCTCTCTACTTGGATTATTTGCTGATAATAGTCTAATTGCAGCGATGTCGCATGACGTGTTTGGAGTAACTTACATATTTTTATTCCAATTTGTTCTCGCTTTGTTTTTGATTTTAGATATGTTTAAAACTGACCATAGTTCTTATCAAAGACGAAGCTGGAGATTAGAATATTACACTCCAATTTCGTATATGCTTGCTGGAGGATCATTCTTATCTGCTGCACTGATCTCCACAGCACCTGGGTGGTCTGTTATCTTAATTGTCAACTACCTTGTTAATACATTGGTGTGTGGAGCGATTGCTTTTCTATTGCAAATTAAACGAGTTAAACAAGCTATTGGTCTATTGGATCACTGTAAAAATGACTTATAAGAACCTTATTTTTATCATATGCATAATGGGATGGTCCGCAACTACAGTGGCAGCTGAATCAAATGTTGATACACTTGCTACAATCCCGTGGATATCTGTTTGCATATCAGGAGCAATCTCGCTGTGGGGAGGGATGATTGCAACTCTCCAAAAATTGTCAGACATTACTCTTAAAAAGAAACTTTTAAAAGTTGAGGTACTGAAAGACTTACTCGCGTCAATAGCTGCTGGGTTTGTTGCGTATAGCTTGGGGATGTGGGGGGAATGGAATGTGTGGTTGCTTGCAACTGCATTGCTAATTGCTGGGTATGGTGGTAGCAAGATACTTGATGCATTACTGAATTTAACTATCAAAAAGATTGAGAACGCAGATGTCACAACAGACTATTCAGGCAAAATTTGATAAAGCACATACCAAAATTGGTAAGGTTCTTGGCAGTGAGTTTACTGTTTACAGTCCTCTTACTGATATTAACCCAATAGATGACCGCAATATCATTGGGAAAGTGCAGGCAACATTTACTGTAAGTGACCAATACACAAAAACTATTGCGTGGGATGTTCCAATTTGGACAGTTTATACTGATCCAACTGACCTATCACAGGGGGATTTCTTATCAGATGGGACACGTACATTCTTCATTCTGTCCCGTATCCCGCTGCTCCCCGTCCTTGCAGTAGAGTGCCCAGATACAATTAGCATTAATTCTGTTAGTTACGGTGATAGTGGTGGTGGATTTGCACCAGGTGAAGGTGCTTACACCGCACATAATGTCCCTTGCTTTATCACTACATCAAGTACAAGTTTCTCTGGTAACATTCCTGGCAGTGGCGTTGGTGTCACCGGATTCAGAAAGATTACTGCTATCACATTCCTCCGTGCACAATCGTCATTGATTGGAATGACAGTCTCTGGTCCAAACAATTTTACTGGGGACATCATCAATTATGACTTTGCATCATTGGGATCTGGTGTGAAATTTACTGCACAGGAATTCCAACAATGAAACTCCGTGCATCTGTTAATCATTCTGGTGCAAAGAATATGATTGTCCAAAAAGCTGGGCGTATATCTGCTGCGACAACAAAAGCATTGCAGATTGCAGGACAAACAGAAGTACAAAACACTAAACAAAGAATAGCGAGTGAAAAGATTGCACCTGATGGGACGTCTTGGAAGCCTTGGAGTATGTCAACACTACGCCAGCGTCAGAAGGAAGGGAATGTCTCACTTGGATTACTAAACAGAACTGGTGCATTGATTAGTAGCATTGCTTATAAACTGACAAAGAACACGCTAACGATATTCAGTTCTGCAAGCTATGCAAAATATCTCCAACTTGGTACAAGTAAGATGCCCGCTCGCCCATTCATTGGGTGGAGTACGGATGGGGTAAATAAAGTTAGACAACTATTGAAAGAATTGACAAAATGATAAATGAACTTGCAACTGACCTGCTAACTGCAGTGAAATCAATTACTTCCAATAAGTTTGGCGTATTAGCAAAGCGAGTTGGTCTTGCTGCTGGTGCAAAAGGAATGGACCCTACAATGTCCAAAGTTGCATTACCTGCTTGTTGGGTAGTGTTTGTTGGGGACCAAAATCTTTCTGGTAATCCAGAAGGTGAATGTCCAACATTTACGAAAACTGATTTTATTGTCAAAGTGTTTATGGAATATTCCACTGAGGCAGACTTGATTGCAAATCAATATCCCCTGCTGGAAGAAGTAATCACTACGGTTAATGGCAGGCAAGGGCCATTAGGATCCCGGAAATGGAAGTACGAGGGTCAAACGCTGGATGAGCTGACTGGTAACCGCGTTGTATTTGATCAACGCTATAGTATCGTCGCAGCACTATAAATAGCTCTGTAACAATTTTTAATTAAGGAATATTATGTCTACATGCAATACAGAACAATTCGTTGGTCAAGGTAAAGTTTACGTTGCCCCACGCGCATCAAATGGTGCAATTAACGGAGGTTGGACTTTTTTAGGTGACACTCCACGTCTTGAAGTTAATGTCTCCCAAGATTTCCTGGATGACTATGAGTCTTGCAGCGGTAACCGCTCACTTGCTCTCCACGTCCCAATCCAAACTAACTGGGAAATGTCACTTGATACGAAGTCTTTTAGCAAGGAAAATCTTGCACGTGCATTCTACGGTACCGCAACTGCCGTGACAACTGGTAGTGAAGTTGGTGAAGCAGTTGTAGCATTTGGTCTTGACCAAATTGTTCCGCTCGCTCACCCAGGTGTGTCCACTGTTGTCGTCAAGCAAGGTTCAACTACGCTTACCGCTGCTACTGATTACGTTGTTGATCCAGCAAATGGGACAATCACTTTGATCTCTGCTACAAACTTGACTGGCGTTGCTCCATACACACTCGCAGTTGATTACACATACGCTGCTTATGAAAAGATGGAAGCTGCTACACAAACAGTTGCTGAATACGCATTCCGGTTTGAGGGGATTAACATTGCAACCAAGAAAGCAGTTATTGCTAAATTGCACCGCGTGTCTTTGAATATGGCTGAAACATTGAGCCTGATTGGAACTGAAGTTGGTCTATTCACTATGACTGGTGGTATCCTTGCTGATCCAACAGCAGGTGTTGGGGATAGCCAATACATGACTATTGTCAAGCAAGTATAATAGATTTTAACTAAATCAACAGCCCGGACAACCGGGCTGTACTTGTTTGTAGATAAATAGAGATGCAACTATAAAATACTGATATGACTGACCTAACACAAATTTTTCCTGTTCCACAACAACTGACTATTAATGGTCAGGTGATTTCAATTACACCTTTTAAATTAGGTGAAATCCCAAAAGTGTTTAAAGTGATTGATCCAATCACAAAACTGATCCTATCTGCATTGACATCTAGTGAGAATCAGATGGAGTCCTTGGCTAAAATAATGGTCCAAGGTGGTGAAAATATCCTTGACCTACTTGCATTGGGAACACGTCAACCAAGGACTTGGATTGATGATCTTGAAACAGATCAAGGTGTACAGTTGTTGATTAAGGTGTTGGAGGTAAACTCAAGTTTTTTCGTCCAAAGGGTACTGCCGCTGATAACTCAAGCGACAATCAAAGTACCGAATGGGCAAGTATAGTAGTTGTATTAGTTAGGCAAGGTTTTACACTAACTGATATTGAAAACATGACAATGGACCAAGTTAGCATGTATTACCAAGTAGTTGCCAAAGACCTGTTGAGAACCCAGTTAACAGAAATGACCACATTTAGAATCGCATATCACGCTGAAGGAAAAGAGTACTCTAAAATTGTTAGAGATTATGAACGGAAGTTAAAGAGAGACTAAATGGATAATTCAGTTCTAATTACGTTAAAGGTCATAGACGAAGCAACACCAGAGCTGAAAAAATTAGTTCAGGTGTTGGATAGCTCTGCAACTTCTATCAAACAGAAGTTTGCTGCAATAGGGCTTGGGATTGCTGCACTATCCACCGCAATGGTGGCAGGATTTGCTGCACTAACAAAAGCTGCAATCAATGCAGCTGACGAAGCTGGGAATACTGCACAAAAAGTTGGAATGACAACTGAAGCATTCTCTGCACTTGCTTATGCTGCGAAGATGAGCGATGTCCCATTGGAGGGACTAAAAGCTGGACTAAATCAACTAACAAGGTCAATGATTGCTGCGCAGAAAGACACATCTGCGCAGGCTGCTGCATTTAAGTACCTTGGAATAAGTATTAAAGACTCGTCTGGTAAGCTAAAATCCAGTGAGCAGATGATTGACGAAATAGCTGCTGCATTTGCTGAAATGCCAGATGGAGTTAATAAGTCTGCTGTTGCAATGGACATCTTTGGTAGAGCTGGGACTGATAT